CTGGTCCCTGACCGGTCGGTGACTGGACAACGGGTGGACAAGGGTCAACCTTTGTCCGCCGTTCGTCCTCTCGGGCCCGTCGTTTGCGCACGTAGTCCGGCGCATGGTGCCAGAAGTCGTGGATGCGGTAGACCCCTTCGTCCTCGTCCAGGAACCCCGTCAAGACAAGGGCATCGGCCAGAACGCCCTTCTCCCCAATCCAGGCAGCAGCGAGTTCAACGTCAACCGCGTCACCGACCACCTCGTCGCCTGCTTCGTAGGCGGAATCCCAAAGTAGTTCGAGGTGCCCGCGCGCCGGCGCAAGACCATTCACCTCAAGGGCGAGGCGCCTGAATTTTTTGTGCTGGGTTAATCCTGGGCGGCCCATCAGGGAAGCCCCTTCCCGATCTCCTCGATTCGGCGGGACGCCTTGCGGAGCATCATCGACAGCTTGTTCGCCTCGGCTCGAGTCTCGGGGATCAGCAGAACCGAAGCGGCCAGCGGGGACCCGGGCCCCACGGCATCAACCTGGACGGTGTTTGGACCAAGATGAACCCTGAAGCATTGGCTTTCAAGGGTCTGGAAAATCCATTCTGTTTGGGGCATCACGCCCTCCAAGAGGTCCACCCCGCCTGCAGCCGCGCCTGGAATACCTCTCGGCCTATCCAGTCTGAAGGGGGGTGGATTTCGTTGAATCAAAGGCTTCCAGCGCGGACTGGTCCTGATTACATTCTATGTCCATTGTGCCCAGCGTCAATGGTGGACTGCTCAAGTAGTGACCGAATCCACGCCAAAGCCTCTCCAGTCCGCAGGATGTGGTGGTCGGCCACGTTGATCTGCCGCCAACCGGCCTGGGTTGCCAGGAACAACTTCTCGCAGTCCCTGTGGATTCCTGTCCCAGAGTTGTGGCCCATCTTGCCCTTGCTGAAGCTGCCGCCCTGCACCTCGACCAGCAACCGGTGGGCCCGCCAGCCGAAGTCCCAAGCCAGCTTCCGGCCGGGGATGATCTGGATCTGGGTTTCCGGCTGGGGCAGGCGGGGCACCGCCCATGTGATCTGGAAGGCCAGTTCCTTCTCCAGGTCGCTCTTGGCGCTCATAGATTCACCAGCGCGTAGGTCGTCAGCCCGGTCTCCCGGTCCCGGTGGGTGATCTCTACCTGGAACCCGGCGGCGCGCAGGTCGTGGATTCGGGCGCCGAACCGCTGGGCGATCGTCGTCAACTGGGCGTTCGTGGCGGGGCCCTCTTTGAGCCGGGCCAGCATCTCCAGGGACTGGCGACTCAGGCGGGGCTCCTCGACCGACCCCTTCACCCGTGGATCTACGGGCTCAACGAACAGCGGAAGGCCGTCGGTCTCACTCAAGGCCGGCCTCCTTCCTGATCCGATCCACGTCCGCTTCGACGTGGCCCAGGGCCGCGCCCCAGTCCTCCTTCGGGAACGGGTAGCGCAGGGTGATCGGCTCGGCGCACCCCTCGCACCCCTCGACGATCGAACCAACCTGCACCCCGCCCTGGTCCAACGGGCCGTAGACATTCACGTCCACCCTGCAGCGGACGACGATGTGGCCTCGGTAGTGATTCACCGTGACCTCTCTCCCCTTCTTCCCGTCCCGCAGGCTGTCCCTAATGAAGTTCGCGGTCGCCATGTCGCAGTCATACCCGCGCCGCGTCTTCCGGGCGTTCAGGAACACCAGCACGTCCTCGTGGATTGGAAGGTCAACCTTCTGGCTCCCAGGCCAGCCCTTGTAGGCCGGCCGGCCGCAGTCGAACAGCGGCTTCCCGTTGATGAACAGCGCGTGAATCGTGAAACCCAGCACACTGAACGCGCCCAGAACGCGGACCCGGACCTTCGCGACGCGCACAACCGGGCACTCGGGCAGGACCGGGGCGACCCAGGCGCCGCAGTCCGTCCCCTTGTAGACTGCGTGGGCCAGCGAGTCCCAGGTGGGCTCGAGGGTTCCGACGTGCGCGCAGAGTTCTTCGAGGTTCGTGATCATAACTTTTCCCTGTGAATTGACGGGGTGGTTCTCGTGGCGAGTCCACCCCAGCCGGTGATGGAATGGTAGGGCCGGGCCCGGTTCCATGGCGGGGCGACCCCCCAGAAGAACCGGGCGCTGGCGAATCAGTAGTGGATGGAAACGTGCGGAACCAGCCCCTTGATCACCGCCGTCAGCACAGCCTTGGCGATGGAGTCGTTCCCGCTCTCGCCGGCCGGGGTGGTGGTCTGCTGGATCACCAGCACCAGGGAAGCCAGGGCCTCCCGGTTCAACTTCCGGCGATGCTCCTCGTCAGCGGCCCGCTTCGCGTCCTCGGCGGCGATGGCCCGGCGCTCCTGCTCCTGCCGTTCCTGCTCCTGCTGGCGGACCCGGGCCTCTCGCGCGGCGGAATCTGCGCGCTCCTGCTCCAGCCGGCGGTCGGCGTCCTGCCTGTCTCGCTCGGCCCGCTCCTGGGCCAGCTTCGCCTCGGCTTCCCGGCGGGCGCTGGCGTCCAATTCAGCCTGGGCCCTGGCGATCGCCTCGGCCCTGGCCTTGTCTGCGGCCTCCTGCCGGATCTTCTCCTCCCGGTCAGCCTTCTCGCGGGCCTCCTTCTCCTCCCGCAGCCGGGCCAGTTCGATCTGCTCTGCGTCGTACCGCTGGCGGTTCGTCAACTGGTCACGAAGGATCACCAGCGCGTCAGCGATCGCCTGCTCTGCCACGGGCAGCAGTTCCCCCCAGGTCTCGAGGGTGGGACCGGAGGTCTCCAGGAACTCGATCCGGTGGGCCGTCTGATCCGCCGTTCTGTCCATGAAACTGGCGGGGGTGAACCGCAGGTCTTCGATGGACTGCTCCAGGTGGGCTTGGTGCTGCTCCCACTTCGTCAGGTCAGACCGAACGTCGTCCTTCAGCGTGTCCAGGCGATCCCTGAACACCTTCCGCTGGGCGTCGATCGCTTTGGGCAGTTCCTTCATATCCGCCACCAGCTTCTTGCCCATGTCGTCCAGGTAGGTCTTCGTCCTGGCGACCCGGTAGGCGATGCTGGCGATCTCCTGCCGGCCCTTCGCTGTAGTCACGTCCCCCTTGAAGGCCCGGGCCACCTCCTCGATCCGGGCCATCAGGGGTTCGCCTGCTTCGGGCTTCGTGAACACGTCCAGGGCCGTGACCGGGGCAACCGCCTCGATCGTCACCAGCGTGGACCCGGCGTCCGACGTTTCCGGCGCCTTGTCTTCGCCCCTGATCATGCGCACCTCGCTTTCAGAGCGGCGATCGTTTCGTCCACCTCACCCAGGAACAGGGCCACAGAGTCGTTCAGCAGTTTGACCATGGCCTCGTCGCGGTGATACCGGACCACGAACAACTGCATCGGCTCGGGCATCCTGGGATCGAAGGACACGAAATCGCACCACTTCGCGCCGGTGCAGATCATTTCCCACGTCATCTGGTAGCGGTAGTCCGACGGGACGGTGCCGGCCAGGATGTAGCCGACGTGAGTCGCGGACTTCGGGCACTTGAACTGCACGATCCCTTCGGGGCTGGTCAGACCGTCCCATTCGACCAGACCGTCCGGGCTGCACCCGGCGCGCTCGATCTCGGGGTGGAGACAGAACCCCAGTTCAGCGACGAACGACTGCGTAGCAACCTCGTACGCGGCTCTCGCGTTCGGCTCCTGCAGAGTCCCCCACTCCATGTCCTTGGACACGTAGCCTCGCTCGGTGGGCTGGCCCGTCAGGATCTCGGTCACGATCTGGATGCGGTAGTCCCTGCGGGCAGCGGCTTCACCGCTCTTGATCTGGGCCATCACGTTAGTCACGGCGGACCCAGTGACCTTACCGGCGCGCAGGGCAAGCCACTCGTCGGTTCTCTGCTCGATCTGCACGAACTTCATCGGGCACCTCCCTGGGACGCGGCCGTTCCTGTCAGGGCCCGGTAGCGCGCGTTCTTGTGCTTCGTCATGGCTTCCTTCGTGGACGTGTCCTTCGCGTGGACCTGATTGAACCCGGCGAAGTATGCCTTCTTCAGATCCTCGACCGTGTTCGCGCCGTCCATGTTGGCGATGTGACCCTGGAAGTCAGCTTCCGGCATCCGGTAGTTGTCTTCGTCCTGCTCGATCGTGCGGCCGTCGTTGTCCGCCTCGCCGGTGGCAAGGCCAGTGGCACTCAGGATTGTGTACCGCTGCAGGTAGCTGATCGTCGAGGCGACCTGCTGCACCGGGTTCTTCTTCCCGCTGTTGTCGGGCGGGGCGGCGATGGTCACGCTCTCGCTGTGGCCCAGGGCATGGGTCAGGATGCAGGTCACGCTCACCTGCCCAGGGACCGACTTCTGGTCAACGTCCCATCGGTGCGCGATGCCGACCAAGGCAAGGGCAGCACCGATCTTCGCCGCGACCTGATCCAGTTCGGCGTGTTTGTAGCGCACGTCCAGGAAGGCCACCTGCTTGTCCTTGACGATCTGGGGCGGGTTCTTCTTGAACTCGGCCATCGCCACGGTGAACGCCTTGCGCGCCTCGTTCGCCTCGTACCGCTCCTTCAGTTCCATCAGCCGGGTCAACTGATCAACGTCAGCACCCTTCTCGACGGCCAACTGGAGCATGGCGATCGGGTTCGTTTCGATCGTGCGGACCCCTTCCGTCATTTCGCACCTTCTTTCAGCAGGTCGCTGGGCTTCAACCGGCCCTTCGCGAGGTTCAGGATGGTCGTCGCGTTGTCCAGGTTCGGCTGCGCCGTGCCCTTGGCCCAACGGCTGACTGCGGCGGGATCGACCTTGCACTCTCGAGCGAGGTTGTTCACGCCGAACTCCCTGATCCAGTCAGGGAAGGTTGTGGGGATTTTCCGGCTCATTCGGCCTCCAGTTAGTGGACTAGGTGTCCACTATTAAGTATGGGCCGGGTTGACTAGGCGTCAAGGGGTTCCACAAAAAAAGAACGGTGCCAACCCCACGTCAGCACCGTTCGCACTACCCACTTGGCCAGGAGAAGCCATGAACCCCTAGCATAGACCCTGGACAATGCCTGTCAAGTATTCGGGCCCTGGATCGACGCGATATTCGTCACAGCGTCCGCCATTTTGTCGGCCCGCGTGGACCCGTCACGGCTCGAACCGAACTCGAAATTGATAACGGTCTGCGCCTGGGAACCAACCGTCCCGATGATCGTGCCGATCAGCGTGAAAACCACGGCGACCGTGCCCTTGTCCATCTGCTCGGGAAGGCCACCCCGCAAGAGGTGGAAGCACCCATAGAGGACTGCGGCCGTCAGGATGGCGAAGATCACTAGGATGCAGACCCCCATCCAGAAGGTGCCATTCCGCTGGTGCGCGCGCGCGTCCTGCACGTCGCCCAGATAGGCGGCGTCCTCCTTGAAAACCAGTTCCTCCTTCTGGAGGTCATAGTCCATGCCCATCTTGGCAAGCTGGATCTTGGCGTCCGATTCGAGCTTGCGGAGAGCCACAAGCTGATCCCCGGTAAGGTTCCCGGCGGCGGCGGCCTCGGCTACCTTGGCGACGTTCTCAGGGGTGTTCTCCAGGCCGAGAATGGAGCAAAGCCCTCCGGCCACAGCCCCGGCGGCTGGACCACCAAGCATCCCGGCAACGATGGGCGCGAACTTCCCGATGGTTGCCTTCCAGTCCACGTTCACGTTCACTTGAGCCTCCAGGCGATGAGCGCCAAGGCGAAGGCGGCCAGCCCACCGCTGACCGTGGCCGCGAAGTCCCAAGGGTCAACCGAGTGGGTCTGTGGGTGGATGCGGTCCCACCACCACTCCTTGACGGCCCCCAGCGCGATGGCGACACAAAGCCCGGCGAAGAAGTGCCCGAAGATGGCGAACACCAGGACCAGCGTGGACCCGGCGAAAAAGTGCGCCTGCTTGTCGAGCGGGATAGTCAAGAAAGGATCGAACCTAGCCACGGACCACCTCCAAGAACTCTGGGTCAAGAGACCTTATGATCTCACGCTCGGGACGGAAAATCTCGATACAGCCCATGGACGACTGGCTTGGATCTGCGCCGCCGGGCCCGTGCATATAGAACGATGACCGACCGTAGGTCTCACCCTCGATCTGCGTCAGGCTGCTGATCAGCGGGCCCAGGTGCTTCGGATAGCCCGGCACGGTCTCGTGATCGCCCCAGGGACCGAACCGGTACTTGCCTTGCGGCAGCGGGCCCAGGCCCACATGGTCCTGCATGTCCGGGTTATTCCTGCCCGCATGGTTACCCGCCCAGCCCTGAGCGATCTTCTTCCCTACCTCGTTCTGGACGATGCCGCTGCTCTGGATGTAGGTCAGGGCTCCATTGGGCATGGTTCACTCCTTTTCGGGCACCGTGATCGACTGCAGCGGGGGGGTCTGTGCCACGTTCCACCCGTGCTTCGCCGCCTCCAGCTTCAGGGCCTGCAGGTCCGCCATGAACTGGTGACCGGTCGCGTTCAACCCCTTGATCTCCTGGATTAGGGCTGCGCGCATTTCGGCGTCGCCCTTCTTCTCGGCAAGCAGGGCCGTCAACTTGTCGCGGTTGTCGAGGCTATTGATGCAAAGCCAGCCGACCAAACCCGCCAGCAGGTACACCACCACCCGATCCACACTGTCCCCGAAGGTCATCCTGCGGGTCCGGGGCGCCTCACGCTCCATATCCTCCCCCTCTCTCGCAATTCCGTGTCCGCCGGTTGGCTCGTCGCCTCGCGCGTGGTTCTTCGGGCTGGTCATGTCTTCCCCTTATGATGCACTCGCTCCAATGGCCTTCTTGCCGCCACTGGACATCCCATAGATGCCTTCCAGCCACACATCGTAGACATTCATCTGGATCGAATCACCAGACCCAGAATCAGACCCAGCGGTTGCTGAGAACTTAACCTGGATCAGAGTGTCATCCTGTGAGGTTGGAACCGTGAATGAATCTTGGATCGTGGATGATTGCAGGGCGAAGTAGTTGTTGGTTCCAGAGGTAAAGGTTGACCCGCCATCGAGCGACAACTGCACACTGGCGTTGGCGCCGTTGCCGTTGTCAACATAGGTCGGAATGGAGAAGTTGTATTTAATCTTCTTGCTATTCCAGGTCTGCGCCCCCATCGTGGGGATCGTTTTCACGGTGAGGACGCTGCTCTTGGCGGCGGTGGTAGCAACGGCGAGACACTGAGCGTAGGTTGTGGTGTCGTTGACGCTCAGATCGTAGGCGTTTGCCATGTTCGTTGGAGCCGTTGTCCCGCCAGTTGTGTTCGCGGTTGGCTTGCTGGTGACGGTGGTCGGCATCTGCTACCTCGGATTCTCGGTGAAGTCAGCCGTGATGCTCAAGTCCGTCAGGGTCGTGCCAGCCGCGCTCACTGACCAGGAAATCACGTCACCCGCCGCGAAGCTGATCGGCGTATTCGTGATCAAGGTCATCGTCTGGTTCGCCAGGGCGCTGGAGAACGTCCAGGTGTAGGCCGTCGCGCCGTTCTTCTGCAGCAGGATCGTGGTCGTGCCGCCGTTTGCCACGGCGTTGTTCTTGTAATAGTAGAGGCTCTGCAGGGTGCGCGGCACGGGGACCCGGACCACGGGCTGCTTGTCCGTCGTCGCGATCTGGGTCTCGTAGTAGGCCACCAGTTCGCGGTGGACCACCAGGGCTGTTGCAGGGACAGACGCGCCACGGTAATCCGTGACCGCCGTGATCGCCGCGCCGCTCGTGACCACCAGGGCCAGTGGCACCCGGCCAGCCGTCCAGCCTGTCGTGTTGCTGCTCACCGTGCCGTCCGTGGTCCGCTCCACGTAGGACGTGACGCTGGCGCCGAGAGTGGTAGTGCCAGCGGCGATGACCGTCGGCACCTGGGAACTATTAAGCACCACGCCCGTCTTGTAGCCGAAGATCAGGCCCGAGGAGGTGCCCGGGTCCCAGCCGAAGGGATCTTGCAGGCCCAGGTTGGGCTGGTCCATCCTCAACCCCGAGTTGACCCAGGCGCTGTTCGCCACGTTGCGCAGCTTCATCGTCGGGGACAGCAGCGTGGATGTGTCGGCCCACCACTGGAGCCCGTAGGTCGTCGTCGGCGCGGTGGACCCGGAACTCCAGGTCACAATGGCCTGCTCAGTGGCGTTCAGGTTGGTCAGGAACGTGGCGCCGTTGCTGTCGGGGACTGCGCCAACGAGGGTGGACTGGCTCATGGTGGCTCCTTATGCCGGGGGCGGGGTGAGGACGACGGCGGCGTCTTCGTCCGCCCAGTCGTCCGCCTTCGTGTCGATCAGGTTGAACAGCTTGTTCGACTTCGGGTCGTCGATGATCGTCTGCATGTCTGCCGTGCGCCGCACCACCGGCAGGTTCCGGTCTCGCAGGATCACCACTCCGTTTGCGTCGGTATGGATCAATTCGCGGTGGATGACCATGGCGGGTACGGTCCCGAACTCGCAAAGCACCTCGACCTTCCAGGTGCGCTCCTGGACATTCAACGTCACGCTGGCGGTCCCTCGGTTTCGGCCCATTTTAGTACCCCTGTGCAACCCAGTTTATCGTCCTCGCGACGCCAGCGCCCGCGTTCTTGATCTGAACCGTGAACCCGGCGGTCGTCGGGCCCGCATTGAAGAACACGTCGTCCCCAGCAACCGCGTTCAGGATCGTCACCTGGACGTTCGGGACCGCCTGGAACGACTTGGTGAAGGTGATCGCCGTCCCACCGGCGGCGATCGCCGCGCTCGTACCGCGCTCAGATCGGTCAGGCACGTCAACCGTCCAACTGAAGGCGCTCAGGCTGGGGGTCAACTGCCCGTCACTCGAGGTCAGGAGGGCCTGCATTTTGAACTTCCGGCCGTTGTAGGTGCCGGGGATGAAGTTCTGCCACCCGCCATAGGTCAACGTCTGGTCCGCTACGTTGATTTGAAGCTGGACGCTGCACTTGTTCGCCACGTTCCCGACGATCGAGGACATGGCCGCGATGCTCGTCTGCGCACCGATCGTCGCGTAGGGATTCACGGTCTGACTCGTGTAGTTCGCCGTCACCGTGCAGGGCTGGACGTTCAGCACGTCCACCTCGTGCCCGCTGGGGACCGTGTAGCTGCCACTCGATGCGACCGAACCCAGGGCTAGGAACGACGCCACCCCGGAAATCAGTGTGATCGTCGAAATCAGTCCGGCGCTCGAAAGCTGCACGGCCCCGGCATTGTTGTACGCACCCCCAGCTATGGCCCCTGACCATGAGGTCGCCGCCTCGTCCCAGGTCTGAACCACGTTCTGCACCAACTGGCCGGTGATGACCAGCGAAGGCGGAGTCACGCTGTAGGCAGTCCCCGCCAGCGCCGCCACCCAGTAGGTGCCAGAGCCGGTGCAGGGGTACTTCGTGGTCGGGGTGCGCCCAAGCACCTGGGCCGTCGCCCAGGCCGGGCCCTTGCGGATCTCGTAGACCACGGGCCGGAAGTCGATCACCGGGTCCCACTGCAACTGCGCCTGATTCCCCTGGTAGGCCGTGCAGAGGTTGACCGGATTCGCTGGAGCAGCAGTCAGGGCCGTGCCCAGGATCGTGTAGCTGTACGGCTGCACGTCCACCAGGGCCTGCTGCCCGCCGCCGAAGATATTCCGGCTCAGGATCTTGAAGTAGATAGTCTGCCCGACCTGATCCTGCCGGATTGGGTAGACCAGGAGCGTTTCAATATCAACCCGCGTGAACTGCTTCCCGGCGGCATGTGCCCCGCTCGGGGACCCGAAGACCCCGCGCTGCAGTCGGGCCAGGGTGTACTGGTAGGTCGCCGCCAGGGTGCTGTCCCGGTAGGCGAACCACTCGCCGTCCGCATAGCAGAGCGTGTTGAACGCCGCCAGATCCGCGTCCGAGCCGTTCAGCACCTGGGACCGGCTCTGGGTCATGTCGATTCCGACGTTCGTCGTCGTGTCCAGGCCAGCCGAGGCAGCGGCCATCTGCGTAATCAGGACACCCTGGCGCGAGGGAAGGGACACCTCCCCGCATGGAGCATAGCTATTCCCGTCCATGCTGGCGTAGACCATCGCCGCGCCCCAGGTGGACGTGCCCGAAAGCGCGATCCACAACTGCAGGGCCCCATTCGTCTGCTGGAAGTAGGGCTCCATGAACGTAGGCGCGTTCGCGTTCCCAGGCGAATCGTTATATCCCGCCATGTAGCCAGACCCGACCTGAGTCCCATACTTCGGGGGCAGGGCGGCGCCCAGCGGCCAGTCCTCAGCCCGGATCGTCAGGTCGCCCTGGTCGTTCTCCTCGACGCTGATGACCCGCACCAAATAGCGGCTTAGCCCCAGGGTCGCGTCCGTCAGCGTGATCGGGTCCATGGCCTCAAGCAGGCAGTACTTCCACCCCAGGCGGAACTCGTACGTGTTCCTGATGTAGAGTTTCCGTCCGAGCAGGGCCTGGGCCACCTTCTGGGCAACCTCCTGAGAGCAGACAGAGTGGATAGGGATGGCCTTGTCCGTGCGCAGTCCATAGGCTTCGATGTTGGCGCTGTCCTTGGCCTCGATGATCTCGACGTTGTAGTCCCTGGGCACGTCCGAGGTGCCACGGTTCAGGAACTCGACCTGGACCTGATTCCAGGCGTCCGCCGGGGTGGTCCGCGTGACCTTGATCGGGTCATCCGACCCGTCGCTCAGGTAGTCGTCGTCGCTCAGGTCGTACAGGGGCGTGACGTTGGGCGTGTAGGTCACGCCGTTCCCAGTGATGGCCTGATCCGCGTAGGGGATGATCTTCAGCGTGTCGCCAGACCAGACGGGTGCGCTGTTCGTCGCCGTGAAAATCTCGTCCAGGCACTCGGTCGCAGCCTTGCTGGTCTCGAAGACGGGGCTGAGAAAAATGCTGTTCGCCACGCAGTAGTTCGAGAACAACGACCAGTCCCCGATCCGCGCCGCCGGGAATCCGGCGCCGTAGACCGCGTTCGTCAGCACATCCTGTACCACGTCCTTCGGGTTCGCATCGTAGGTCTGAGCCGTCCCATTGTTCCAGCGCAACTTCCCCCGCACCTCGAAGGACCAGTTCGCCATGCCCGCGCGGGTACCCAGGTCCATCGCGTTCCACGCCACGTAGGATACACCACTGTAGCCAAGCGACCGCTCAGGATGCTTGCCGGCCATGTAGGACCATGGAGCCTGCCCCAGCGCCCCGCCGAAGAAAGTGGCGCCCACCTGCTGAAGCGAGGTCTTCAACGTGGACCCAAGGTAAATCTTCATGCCCAGGAACAGAACGTAGTTCGCCGTCACCCCATCCCGGTACGTGGCTTTGTCGCACCAGATCGCCCCGATGGTGTCCACGGTGCCCTCGCAGAGCCCCAGGATCAGCGCGGCGGTGTAGGTGTAGGTCGTGTTCTGGATCGTCGTCCCACCTCCCTTGCCGCTACTCTGTGACGTGGTGTGCGCGATCGGCGTGAAATCGACGTAATCAAGCAGATTCCCGGCAACGCGATTCGTCCCATATACCAGCGGCAACGCCAGCCCGTAGCTAGACTGCTGGATCGACATACCTGCGATGACCTGATCCGTCATGGAAATCGTCTTGTTGCCGCCCATCAGACCGCCCCCCACTTGGTCCAGCACCCGGTCAGGCGGTCAGCGTCCAGGGGGCTCTCGCCGTTCACCCCATAGATCACGCCCATGTTCACATATGAGTGGATCACGTAGGGCCACGCCAGGACGATCGCGCCGTGCGAGGAACACCGACCGAACTGGTACAGCACGAGGTCGCCGGGCAGGGGCTCTCGCTCGACCTTCACGAACCCCAACTTCTCGACGTGCCCGCGATAGACCTGCTCTCCCCTGTGTAGGTGCCAGTCAGGGGGGTACGCCTCGGGGACGTAGTGGTCGATCACGCCGACCGCTTCCATCACCTCCACGAAGAACATGCCGCAGTCCACCCCGACCCCTTTCAGCCTGCCCATGTGGTGGTAGGGCGTGTTCAGCCAGGACAGCGCCTCCCCGACCACGGTCAGGCGTTCAGCCCTCTCCTGCTCGGGAAGGCCCGCCGTCTGCTTTTCAGCGAGGTGGTGGATCATGGAAATCATTTCGCGGTCTCGGGAACTGGGATGAAGGGCTGTCCCCCATAGTTGATCAGGTTTCCGTAGGAACTGCACTTCGCCATGGTCTTGTCGCACCCTGGGTAAATCCTGAACGTGTCGCCGGAAACAGGGCTCTTGGGAAGGGGCAGGCCCAGGATGATCACGTCATCGCCGGTCACGGGCGAGGTCATCTGCAACACCGTCCGCTTGATGCCGGCCAACTGGCCCGTCAGGAACTGGATCACCCCCTGGTCGAAGTACCCCGTGGGCTGCGTCAGGCCGCTGACCGTCAACGTGCGCACGGACCCGCCGTGGGTGATCATCCCTGTCGCGACCAAGGTCTCGCGGTTGAACGTGCAGCCGACCCCGCCGAAAGTCCAGCGGCACCCCGGAAGGTAGACGTTCCTCGGGATGTTGATGTTCAGCCGCTCCAGTTCACTCTTGACCTTCATGTTCACGGAAGTCCGGCTGAAGTCGCACTCGCTGACCATCCCGGAGAACAGGACCACGCTCCCCACCACGGTCTGCGGATCGCTCAGGAACGCCCGCTTCAGGGTGAAGCTGGCGCCATCCAACAGGCCATTGTTCACGGCTGCGATGAACCCGATTCCACTCACCTTGTCGTTCGCGCTCGGGGAAATGTTGATGGACAGCGAATCGACCTCGAGCCCGACCACACAGCGAGTCGTGTCGCGCAGGATCTTCAGCCCGCTCGTCGGGAACGTGATGCGGTTGTCGATCGCTGCCGCCGCCGTCGCGACGAACGGACCCGGGCGCATGGAACCCTTGATCACCTGACAGTCGGTGATGTAGCACCCGCTCACGCCATCGCCATTGTAGACCTGCACCTGCGTCCCATCGGATGGGCCGAAGCCCACCATCAGCGAGGTGCCAATCAGCGCCGTGGTATCACGCTCACACCGGAACCAGCCGTCGGCCAGTGGGGTGATCGTCGGGTTGCAGGTAAGCAGGGGGCTGTAAGCCTTGCCGTTCACTAGATCGAAATAGGCCGACTCGGTGCTATAGGTGCCCCAGTTCCACGCCTGGGCCCAGGTGCGCGTCCCAGCCTTGGCTTTGAACGCGATGCGCGACGTGCCACCAACCAGAAGGCCGCTCAGAGTCTGGAAGCACTTGTGGCCCACCCCACCGTTCGTCCCTGCACCCTCGATGATCAGGTCGCCATCCACCACCCCATCCGGCCCGGCGATCACGTTTGCCTGGACTGTGCAGCCATCAGCAATCCAGGGGGCAGATCCAAGCTGGTCCGCCTGGAGAAGGTGGTTCGCGGCACCGTCCACCACGTCCACATCCCAA